TTACAACATCGCTGTATGATGTGCCATCGGGAAATGTATATTTGCCATGTTCCTGTCCGTCCTCATAGCCCTCTTGATATCTGTCCGGTACATTGACATTCACAGGGTCGAATCCATTACAGGAATAATCAGCGGCGCTATATGTGCCGTTTGCGGTGACCGTCAGAGGACTGATAACAACCGATTTTACGCCGTCATCGTGTCCTTTATCATATCCCTCCTGATATCTGTCAGGCACATCAACAGTCACAGGCGCAAATCCAACATATCCCTCAGCCTTTTCAGCGTCGGAAACATTGTATGTGCCGTTTTCCGTTATAGTTATGGGCTTGACCTTTCCGCCCTTACCATTCGCCAGCCCCAGCAAATACCACATCATATCATCCATCGCCGCTCACCTCGCTTGTTGTGGGAATAATGTTGCCGTCATTGTCCTCAGTAATGGCGTACTCAAAAATCTTGCCGTTGTAGTTCGCCCGGAGGCTTTTGCCGTCCTCAGCAATTTTTACCGCAGTTGGAAGCATGCCATTCAGGATAGCTCCCGCAAATCTGGCAACACCCTCTCCTGCCATCTCAAAGCCGTATTCGGTTTTAGAACTTTCATCGGAATTTTCGGAATTTTCGGAATTTTCAATAGCGCTTACAAATTTCAGCCCCTGGTCAGTGATCTCCGTGCAGCCATAAATGCGGTTAGCTGCTATCCGCTGATTTATGGCACGGGTCAGCAGGTCATTATAAACGGACGAGCTTTCGGGCATCTGCGGAGTTGACAGCGATGCTACCGCACCGTCAGCGCAAAGATTGATAGATATGTTTGTGACTGTGTAGGATTTATCACCGACTATAGCCGTGCCGTATGGATCAATATTGCCCTCTAAAACAGCGCTGAAGCTCAGTGGCTTGTATGTGTATGCACCACCCTCAAACAGCCTTGTAGCCAATGACTGGGCTATTCCTTGCGTTATAAGCGTATTTGACAGCTCGATGATGCTTGCAGGGGCGCCGCTGCCGTTATCATAAACGTTTGAGCTGTCACCCGTCACGATAAGCCTCGTGTAGCTGTTTGTGGGATATTCGATGATAGCACTGTGGTTAGAGCAGCTTGCGGCAGAAGTTTCCACGCCTATTCTGTGATAGCAAAGACTGTTATCACTTCCGCTTTGCACAAAACAGCCAGATGCTCCTGCAAGTGCTTCCATTATGGCGTTGCAGCTTGCCCCCTTGTATGTGCTGGCAGTGACATTGCCCACAAGCAGCTCGGTCGTTCCCGATGCACCTAAAAATCCGCACTGTGCAGCAATTTTATTGGAAATTTCAGTGGCGGATATGTCCTTATAAATGGGGTCGCCTTTGGAATCTGTCTTGTCTCCGTCTTTTAACGTCGAATAGTCAAACGGCTGAGACAGCTTGCGTGATCGGTCATATGCCGTAATGCTTACAGTGTACTCGGTGCGATTTTCGCTGTCGATAAAAAATGTCGGCAGTCCGTCAAATCCCACAACCGTAACGCTTTCGCCCTCGTTAAACAGAAAATCCGCATAAACGGTGGCAGAGAGCTGCTGTGTCACTATGCTGCCTATGCCAAGCCCCGAAAGGCTTTTATTTATGCTGATATTGCTTATCTTTTCGGGGCCGAATGTCCGCCCGCCTATTATCAGCCCGTAAGGTATGCTAAAGACTGCTCGGGGCGAGATCGCACACCGAGCTGATGTTTACAGTCCACATACTCACGCCTGATGATGTCTCATAATCAAGCTTTGCCGTAAAATCAGGCGCATTGAAGTCCGCTGATGTGTCGCCGAATGTGATGTTTACGGAAGCGGACTTGCAGGCATTTTCGATAGTCTTTTTGACATCATCGGGAACAGTAAATGCAGCCGATATCTGATATTTGTATCCCAGCAGAGCCTTTGATTTCTGTCCGTTCAGCCCTTCAAATCCGCTGGAATATACCGCTGTACGGTTTATGCTTAGGTCGCCTTTTTCGCAGTATTCCGATAGGTCAAGGGTACCAATTTTGAGCAGTGCCAAAAAAATCGCTCCTCTCCGTTTTATTTAATCATAACATAAAACGGGGAGGAGCATTTCGCAGTTAATCTCTCCTTGACGCAATAAACGCCGAAAGCGTGTCATCGCTCTTTATGCACGCCGATGATGGCGGCAGCATATTGTTGAGCTGGGATATGCTTTTGGTATATTTTTCAAAAAGCTTCATCATCACATCAACTACAGGACGGGTGCGCTCATACGGCTCTAACTTTTCGCTCTGAGTAAACATTTCCACCCAGCCGTTTTCGATGATGTCGTCCATCAGTTCAAGCGCCTGCACGTACTCAAATGCAGCCACCTTGCAGAGACCCTTTGCGATCTCCTTGCGCTTAGCGTCCATGTCGGCGCACTGGCGTTTCAGCTTGTTCTCATAGGCTTTTATTTTTGCAAGCTTCTCTTCCTTATCCATATTCTCATTCCCTTCTGTTAAGTTGATGTTCTGACCTTTTGCTCGTACTGCTTTTGACTTATGCCCTTTGCCACTGTTTCTCCGTCCATGGTTACGGACGTTTCAATCGTGGGATTAAAGGATACGGAAATGCCATTGCCAAGTGAGCTGTTAAGCAGTATCGCAATAGATTCAAGCAGGGCGTTGGTCTTTGACGTATCGGTCACGGTGCTGTCAGTGCTGCCGTTATTGCTTGCTGATTTATCATTCAGTGTCTGCGCAGTGTTCTGTGTCTTGCCGAGCGCAGACGCTATTCCTGTCAGGTTCGGCAATGCGTTCCCGATGATGTTATCAACAGCGCTGAGCAGATTGTTGGCAAAATTTGTGCCTGCGGTTTTTCCAGCTTCCGAAAAATCCTCAGAGGAGCCGAGAGAAGCCGCTGCCAGCTTTTTTGATGCCGCCTTGTCCCGCTTCGCAAGGTCTTTCACGCTGTCAAACTTAGTGGGAGATCTCAGCAATATTCGGGCATATTCCACAGCCTCGATAGGGTCCATGGTCAGCAGCTCGTCGATAACGCTCTGCGGCATACCCTTTGCGGCAAGCTGTGTCAGATATCCTGACAGCTTTTCCTTTGCCGCAACGATCTTTTCCATTTTGCTCGTATCAATGCGCTCTGAGCCCTTGCTTCCGTATCTGCTGTTTTTCGTAAAGACAGAGCCGAAATCAGCCTGATACTTTGCCTGCAGCTTTTCAATTTCCTCGGTTTTCTTTTTGGCGCTTTTGGCTTCCTTGTCGTTGGCTTTTTCATCGGCATCGGCGACCTTGTTTCTGCCCTCAACAAGCTTCAAATAAAAGTTATCATACAGCTCACTGCCCTGACCGAGTGCATCGACTATCTTTTCCAGCTGGTCATAATACCAGTTGTCATCGTCTTTGTGGTTAAGGGCTTTTTCTATGTCTGCCTTTTTGACAAATCCATCAACAGCAGTTTTGAGCTTGCTGTCATCAAGGCCTTTTTCCACTCCGTATGCAATAGCCTCGGAAGCGGCCTCGCCTATATCCTTGCCTTCCGAAACTGCCTGGGCATACATACTGTCCATGGTGTCAAGGATCGCCTGAGCTTCCTTTTTGGCTTCCGTCTTTTCGTTGCTTTTGGAATTTTTGGCGGCAGAATCGGCAATTTTCTTTCTGCCGTTGAGGATCGTTGTCATGTATTCCTTATACAGCTCGGAACCTTCTCCGAGAACAGAGATCATCTTCTCTTCCTCGTCATAAAGCCAGCTGTCATCAGCACCAAGCTTAGCCTGTTCGTATTTCAGATCAGATACATATTGCTTGACAAGCTTTTTCAGGTCGGAATCCTTCATGCCGCTTTCCATGGCAGCGGTCAGCGCATCGGCAGCGATCTCTCCGACAGACTTGCCATCGGATTCAGCTTTTTCCTTTGCGGCGGATATTGCGTCTCCCACAACATCGGAAGCGGCATTTTCTGCCTCTCCCGTACCACCTTCGGCTCCTTCAGCAAAACCCTCGCCAAATGCGCCGCCAGCTTCCTTGCCGCCGTTGTTCGTTGCTTCGGCCTCTTCCGTCAAAATGGTGTTGTAGGTGTCAATAATGCCCTGATATCCTGTCATAGATTCGTACAGGGCGTTTACCTGTACTGTTGCCTTGGTAAATTCCTCGTTAGCATTATCCATTGCCGCACGCAGGTCATCTGCCGAGCCTGCCCAACTGTCAGGCACAATGCCTGTGCGGTCCATTTCTGCTATCATTCCGCTGAGGGAATTTATCTGCTCATACCACTTGTTCTTCTCAGCCAGAGCCTGCTCATACTTGCTCGTGACTTCATCAATGTTCACCAGGGCTTCACCGTAATCGTCCTGCAGGAATGACAGCTTTGCCTGTCTCTGCTGCGATGCAATGACATCATCAATGGACGTTTTAAGCCCCTGATATCCCTGTATCTGACCACCGATAATCTGTATATTTGTCCCGGCCAGAGTATTCAGCTCGTTGATAGCATCACCAAGCCTGCCGCTCTGGTCTATCTGATTGCCCTCTTCATCAACAAGGGTCTGTATTTCTTTCCAAAGGGCACGTTCCTTTTCAGCCTTGCTGTCTATCTCGCTGCTCTCTTCCCTAAATGCGCCTATCCTGTTTTCTATAGCGTCCTGCTGTTCCAGCATAGCCTGGGTCACTTCGTCAAGTGCATCTCTTTCACGCAGGGTCTCTGCCATTGAATCAAGCTGAGAAGCGCCAAGCTTGCCCAGAGCCGTTGCAAGCCCTATAGCAGCCGCAGCAACAGCAACATATATGTTTGCCTTTGCCGCATCATTAGCAGCTATCTGCGCCGCTGTAGCCGCTTCCTGAGCTGTCTTATAGTCCTTTATGGCTTTTACAAGACTGTTTACATGGGCGACCATTGTGCCTATCTTCCATGCTCCCCATGCGGCTCCCATTCCCTCGACGGTCGCAATGATATTATCACCGTTTCGGGATATCCAGTCAAGAGCGTTTATCAGCGCAGGAATACCCTCATCAGCCGCAAACGCCGCAGCTTTTTCTATCAGCTTTCCGAATTTATCTGCCAGTCGTTCAATTACTTCCGAAAGCTGTCCCTCTGTAACGGAGCGGCTCAGATCAGATATCTCCTTTGTTGCCGACTGCACAGCACTTTTCAAAGGCTCTTCCAGATAATCATACACTTTTATGCCGAGACCTTCAAGCGCTGACTGCATCGCCGTTACGTTGCCTGTAAGGTTGTCCTGCATGGTTTTGGCAGTTTTGAGCAATGCACCGTCGCAGTCGTAAAGCGTTTCCGAAAGGTCGTCATACTCGCCGTTAAGACCGTTTACCATAGCCTGCAAAGCGGTTATCTGAGTTTTGCCGCCGAGCATAGCTTCAAGGTTGTTGCGCTGCTCATCGGTAGCACTTGCCAGAGCGTCGCCCATCTCCTTCAGGACTTCGGTGACATCCTTCATATTGCCTTCGTTGTCATACAGTGACAGCCCCAGCGTGTCCATAGCCTCGGCGGTCTTTTTGGTGCTGCCAAGCATATTTACAAATATCGAATTGAGCGCCGTTCCTGCTTCGGTGCCCTTGATACCTCTGTTGGCCATAACACCCAGAACTGTGGAGAGGTCTTCCACGTTCAGACCGAAATTATGCGCTGAACCGCCGCATTCGATAAACGCTTCCAGCAACTGCTGCATATTTGTGTTGGAGTTGCTCTGAGCTGCCGCTACAACGTCAAGATAATGTGACAGGTCGTTTACTGATACACCCATAGCCGACATGGAATCTGTGACCAGGTCGGAGCAGGTAGCAAGATCCATTTCGCCTGCCTCCGAGGCACGCAGTATAGGCTCAAGGCCTGTCAGCATTTCCTCGGTTTTCCAGCCTGCAAGCGCCATGTATGAGAGCGCATCGGCTGATTCCGACGCAGTTTTCGAGGTGTTGGCACCCATAGTCTCTGCGGCTGCCCTGAGCCTTTCAAGGTCATTTCCTGTCGCTCCTGAGATAGCCTCAACACGGGACATGGATTTTTCAAATCCCGAACCTACCTCCGCAGCAGCCCCGACAGCTCCAACAGTAGCAGTGCCTACAGCAGCAAAAGCTCCGCCCGCAACGGCTGCAACGTTCTTGATGTCGCCCGCAACGTCGTCCATGGCAGATTTCAGGTCCTTTACAGCATCCTCATAGCTTTTTATGTTTTTCTTTGCACCCTTGAAATTATCGCCGCTTTTTTCAGCAGATTTTCCGAGGTTTTCGGTGCTTTTCTTGGTGCCGTTCTGCTCTGACTGTAAATTCTGCAGTTCACGCTTGGTGTTCTCCACCTCACGCTGATACGCACGGTATTCATCGGCAGTGATATGACCGTCCTTAAAGCTGGCTTCCAGCTCCTTTGCCTGGTTTTGCAGCTCCTTCATTTTCGCCTTGGTGGCTTCAAGCTCATTCTGATATGATTGGTACTGCTCCGAATTTATTTTGCCGCTCTCAAAGTCAGATCTCATCGTCTCATTTTGCTTCTGGAGCTCTTTCAGCTTTTCCTTGGTGGCATCAATAGCTTCTTTCAGAGGAGCATACTGCTCTTCCCATTTGCTCTGATTTTTAAACGCATTATCTGTCTTTTTCTGGACGCTTTCCAGCTCGGTGAGCTTCTTCTGTGTATTGGATATGGCTTCCGACAGCAGCTCCTGCTTCTGGGCAGCCAGTACAACAGACTGCGGGTCAATCTTCAGCGAATTATCGACCTCTTTCATTTCGGAAGCAAGCTTTTTGGACTTCTTTTCAATTTCATTCAGCGCACTGGTCACACCCGAAACGTCAAGTCCCAGCTTTGCGGTAATACCTGCAATATTCTTCTTTGCCATTACATCATCCCCCAAGGAATTTTACAAACGAAGCCACATCGTCAGCAGTCGCTTCACGGACTTCATTCTCTGCCTTATGCTTCTTTCCGCCGCCTGTATTTTCTATGCAGCGCAGCAAAAATCCAACCGATATATCGTTCAGGTCGGCAACTGAGAAGCCGCAGCGGAGAGCTGATATCGTCAGCCTTTCCGACAGCTCATCGTTCCCTGTATCCTCTGTGTCAGCATTATTATCATTGCAGCCGTCATCGGCGCCGTATATGCCAAGACTTTTTTGCATCAGGTCGGCAGCAGCTTCCACGGCTGAAAGCAAATCAAAATCATCTCCGAGATCTTCTCGGAAGATATCAGGGTCGGCAATGTTCCTGTCCGCACATTTCGCCATAGCCCATATAAGGCGGTATCCTACCTTTATGGCTGTAAGCGGGGATTTGCCTGCTGCCGTAAAATCTTCCGTGTATTCGGTGCCGAACTGTTCTTTGTATGCTATCAGCACGGCAGCGCTTGCCCTCATGTTAAACTGTCCGCCGTTATAGCGTATAGTTTTTTCAACGGCCATATTAAACCTCCTTGAAGCCAAAAAACGTCTTGTACGCCGTACTGTCCGCATTCTGGTTTATGCTGCGTATTTTCCGCTGACTATTGCGTCGGGCGTAAATAGGGATAGATATGGTCTGCACCTCTATGCCCTTGCTGTTTGTTTTACGCTTTATTTCCGGCTGCCCTGCCTCACATGACCACAATATCTCTCTCTGACCGTTTGCGGTATATATCAGCGAGAAATCATTCATGCTGTTTGCGGAAATATATATCTCGGTAAATGTGCCGTCATCGTCGCTTTCCCAGTCGAATATATCCTTATAAAAATCGAGGGGCATAACGCCCAGCTCAATGCTGCCGTCATACCCCTCTTTGATATATTTGACACCTTTTCCGCTGCCTCTGATACGCTTATCAAATTCAACGGTAACTTTCGGGGAAAGCGACAGGCTGACAGCCGCTTTGAGCGGCTTTAATTCTCCGCCGAACACATAATAGCATTCAGATAATCCGTGAATTATCATATCCTGTCTCACCTTCCGAAATTATTCGCCGCTATCATCTACATTAGGCTCGTGCATATCTGTGTACCATGCCGCATATGCTGCCTTTGCGGTCGCATCGGTAACATCGCCCGAAATATGTCCGACGGTGAAATGATCGTTTTCACGGGGCATTGCGGTGATAGTCATGGCATCAGTGCTGGGAGTGATGGAGCTTTCCACCGTCTGGCCCTTGATAGAGGGACGGGAAATCGTATTTCTGTATGTGATGAATCTGGTCTTTGTCACATCGCCATTGACCTCGAACATCATTACAAATTCCTTTGTTACAGCATCTGCACTTTCAAGCTGTACACCGTTTTTATCAACGATCTCGCCGAGAGCCTTCTGGCGGAACCAGTCGGGTATCGTTGCGATCTCAAGGTCGCCCGAATAACCTGTGTTTGCGTTCTTAACGAAATACGCAATGTCATCTGCGTAAAATTCTGACTTGTCGCCCTGAGGATCCAGACTGATATTTACCGCACCGGGAATAGGCATGATGTTCACCTTGTTGGTTTCACCTGCCTTCTTCTCGAATGTGTATGTTTTTGATTCGGGGTCGTACTTGTCAATAAACAGTACGTGTACATTGGAAAGGCCAAACTTTACCTTATTCATTATCCGTTACCTCCTCCGGAATTTCAAACGTATAGGTTTTTACAACAATATTTTCGTCCCTGTTGTATCCCATGATGTATGTATAGGGAATATTGTTGTCATCAAAAATTTTATCAACAGCATATTCAATATCTTCCTGCCGATCGTCATCGTACATAGCCAGATACATCTGACACCTGGCTACAGGGAAATAAACGCCGTTGTCTGCATATAAATTGTTTCCGCTGCCTATTTTGGCAACGCAGGCGTGCGGGAAGGGCACATCTTCCGGGTCAGGCACGACCCATTTATAGCATGGGATACCCGCCTCGCAAACTAATTTTTTAACATCTGATAATCTCATGGCTTATCCCTCAAAGGCATCCGCAATGCGGTCAATGTAAATGTCGTTGAATTCACGCACGACCTTTTCGATATGCGGCTTGCCTGGCACCCAGTGCTGGTCTTTGCCTGCATTGTGACCGTCCTCCAGCAGATGTGTCAGCATATATCTGCTTTTGTTATACACCGTGAAATCGGTGTATGTGGTTTTCAGCGTGTCAAGACCTTTCACATATTCAATGTGCTGTTCGCCGTAGATCGTCCAGCCTTTTGCATATGTTCCCGTTTTCTTGGGCGCAGCCTCTTCAATGGCTTTCGCCATCTCTTTGGCGGTCCTTCTGGTGATCTTGTCCAGCGCCTTTATCTGGTCAGCGTAGTGCAGCCCGAACCTTGCAGCAACCGCCTTTGAAAAATCAGCCATGCTCTCATATTTGTAGTTGAATGGATCACGTTTTGGCATTCTGCTCACCAGCCTTTGGGGTCAGATACAATTCTGTGATACCGTCCTTGTCATATGTTCTGTAAACAGAATATACAACGCCGCTGTATTCGCACAGCTTTTCGCCCCTGTACTCAAACGACCGCAGCCGCATACACAGCTTGGGCTTTATGCCAATGGCTCTGTCAGCGTCAGCGTGGAAAAATTCCTGCTGCGTAATGCTTGCCTTGTCCGCAATCACCTTTCGTGCCGGGGCTTCTCTTCCCGCACGGAGTAGTATCGGAGTAATGAAATTATGCCTTGTCACTATCATCACCCCTCAGCTGCAGCTGACTTGCCATAGCCTTAAAGCCCTCGGAAAATTCAGTGCCGTTCTGGTTCAGAAGGTCATTAACGCCCAGCGCTATGCACTGTATTTCGTATTCCGAGGCATTATCCAGCGTAACAGCTCCGCCGCCGTTGTTTATGTAACGCATAACGGCGAGAGCCTTTATCCGCAGCTGATTGTTAGTATCAGCGTCATCGGTAAGTATCCCCAATGCGGCTTTTACCTTTTCGGTCAGTTCCTCTGCCGTCATACATTACACCCCATTTCTCAGGCAGTATAGCTAAGGCTGATAAGCGCAAACGCCTTTTCGGCAAGAGGAGCGCCGTCAACTATCGCATATGCCGCATAGTCAGTGTTTCTCTGCTTCACGTGGTCCTCAGTGTTTAAGGTAACGTCCTTGTTGATGTTGACAGCATAGCCGTTCTTTGCGTTGCCCACGAGTATCTTGTCGTCAGGTACGGCAGAATCAAGCTTTACAGCCTTGCCGAGAATGTGGCCGACTACACTGTTGGCTACATCGGAGGACACTGTGAAAATAGGTCTGCCTACAGTATCGCAAAGAGATGCAATTCTGCCCCAGAGGGTCTTGGAATTGATGTAATATGCCGCACCTGCCTCGTACTTTGCGTCGATGGCAGCGTTGGCAGCGGCGAAGGCAGCAATCATCTGCTGGGCGGTAGGATTTGCAACGGCGATGTTCTGCGCCAAATATGTACTCTTGGCAAGCTGTGTGAGAATGCCGAGAGGCTCAGGCTTCCAGGGAGAGCTTTCTGTGGAAGCGGCAACGCCTCTGCCTCTCAGTACGCCGTATCCGAGAGCCGCTCCCATCTTTTCGGAAAGTTTTGCTCTGATGTAGGGCAGGAATTCCGAGATGCTCATTTCCTTGAGCTTCCAGGAAACTGTGATAGAACGGGCAAGCTCACAGCCGTTCAGGGTGATAGTTGCAAAGGTCTCCGAACCATCAGCGGTGGAAGTGCTTTCGTCGTACCATGCTGCATCGGAAGATGCGGTATCCTTGGCAAATGTAACAGTGCCCTTGACATAGGTCTTGAAAACGTCCGCATAGAAGGGATATGCCTCCGATACATCATCAAGAATGCCCTTCATAAGCGTGCTGGGGATAACTGCGCTTGTGGTAGTGGTGGTAAATGCTGCGTTATACGCCTTCATAACAGCCACGTCCTCGACGGACATAGTTTCGGGCTTGACAGCCCATTTTGCCCAAGCATTTTCATATTTTCTTTCGGCTGCGTCGTTCTCCGTGCCGTTGTCAGTGCCCATAAGACCCAGGTCAATACTGCCCTCGGCTGATGTTCCCACAGGAACGGTGCTCTCGCCGCAGATATCAACAGCAGGCGCAGCATTGGAAAGGGCATCAGCATTTTTCTTGGCAACGAGCAGAGCATTGATCTTATCGTCGAGCGCCTTGATCTCGTCCATTTTGGCGTTTGCGCCATCAATGTCACCGTCCTCGATCATCTGATTGGCAGCAGCCATCAGTTCAGCTCTCTGTGCCTTAAGCTTTTCAAACATTTTGCATTTCTCCTCTCATCATTAAAAATCTTGCTTTGGCTTTCGCCGCCGCAGCTTTATCATCCTTCAGCTTATTGTCGGTCGGTGTCCCTTCCGGCTTATTCCCCGAAGTATTGATTTTTGCAATGTAGCCGTCACACAGTCCCAGCTCAACAGCCTTTTCAGCCGTCAGCCATGTGGTATCGTTCATCAGCTCGACAGCCTTTCCCTTGCTCATGCCTGTTTTAGTGACATATGCACTTGCAATGGATTCGTCGATGTTTTTGAGCATGTCGGCCATCTTTTCCAGATATTTGTGGTCTCCTGCGCCTGCATAGCAGCTGGAGCAGTGTACCATGACCATTCCTACGGGAGATATACGGCAGTCAGCCGCACACATGATAACGCTTGCCGCACTTGCCGCAATCCCCGTAACGTTTATGCGGACATTGCCCTTGTAGCCGAGAATGGCAGTGTATATTTCAAACCCTGCGAATACATCACCGCCGCCCGAATTGATGTTTATTTCAACATCGTCACCGTCAGCCTCAGCCTCGGCAAGCTGTGACTTCACCTTCTTGGGATATGTCGCCGCAATGCCGTATCTGTCGTACATAGAGCCATAATCATCATCAACGATACTGCCGTTTATCTCAATCGTTCTCATCACTCTCACCGCCTTCCGTTATAACGCCTGTATCCTTACGCAGCAGCAGTTTGTTTCCTCCCGGTACAGCTGCCATGCCGAAAGCAGCACGCCATTCATTCGTGGTCATAGCTCCACGGTCAACCATTTCACGCAGATTCAGCTTTGTTTCAATGCTTGCCGCCGCCAGATTATAGCTTTCAAACACGATCTCATTGCCGCAGCCACGTTCTCGACGTGAAAATATCCTGTTGGTGTATGCCGCCGCAAATTTCAGCAGCACAGGCTCAATGTTGGATTCATAATATGCGTTCCACTGGTCTTCTGTCCAGTCTGAATTGACTATAGCAGAATTTGTGTTGAAAATGCTGTAAATTCTGTCCGTGATCAATTTTACCGAGGAAGAGGGCGGAACATATTCCTTCTGCGATATCTGCTCAGCTTTTGCCTTGCTGTCCACAGCCGCAACGCCCATAGTCTCCGAGCTTTCGAGGAACTGTGCCGCAAAATTTCTCGCCTGGCGTTTAAGGTCCTCGTCTCTCAGCGCTGCATTGTAGGTCAGCAGCCAGCGAATGATGCCCGAATTTTTGATGGCGGTAATTATGCCTCTGTCAATAGCCGAAACGCATTCCATCAATGGAAGCAGGGCCTCATATTTTGGCGTGCCGAAAATATCATCGGTGTAGAAATCGTCCCGCAGATGAATGATGTCACTGTACGGGAATACAACATTTTTGCCGTTATTGAGCATAAATTCCAGATACAGGTTCCGCTCCCTGTCATATCTTTTTACGACGCTGTATGCCGTAATGGGATATATCTGTTCAGGGTATCCGAGGCTGTCACGGATTATCAGAGCAAATGCGTTTGAGTTTAGTGCAAGCTGCGATGCAAGGCGTTCCTGCAGCTCCTGACCTGTCATATACGGATTGGGTTCCAACAGCAGAAATCGGATATACGCCTCAGGATTGACCTTGATATCTTCATCGCCGTCATCGTTTATGCAGTGGCGTATATGCTTGCCTACTGCCTTGCCGACAGCAGATGCCAGCGGACGTACAGCCGACCGCACAACATCGGAATGATACAGCTTTCCGTCAAACGCAAAATATCCCGTGTCCCCCTCGTCGGTCATAAGCTTCATCACAGTTGCCGATGAACCGCTTCTGCCGAAAAATCGGGCAATTCTGTCCCTTACAGTAGCAAAAAAGCTCATTACTGCTTCACCGCCTTTTTACGCTGCTTGTCGGGAGTGACAGTGCTTTTGCCTGCACATTTTCCCTCAGTATCACGTTCGGCACATTCATGCTTTCTGCGCACATCACAGGCGGCAGAGTTGAAGTCACACCACCATGCGTTATGGTGGCAGCATTTTTCAGCGTATTTGCAAGCCGTGATGTTCACCTCATTTCTCAAATTACTTTGCTTCAATTATAATTTTACAATAAAAATGCCCCTCAGATTTTGCAGTTACAAAAGCGCACCCTGCCTCACAGAAAGACAAGGTGCGCTTAAAAGCTGTATTCTTAACCCCTCAATTTCGACCTCTTTACCTGTTTTTAAATTACACTCAGATAATCGTTAAGGTTATCCTGCAAAACGGTGTATGCGTCCAGCAGTGCCGCAAGGCCGTCTATACGCTGGGTCGGCTTTCGACTCTTTATGGGCTGGATATTGCCGTTCCTGTCCTCATCAACGCAGGTGTTTGCCATGCACCATTTCAGCACGCCGTTGTTGTTGTATATTATCTTGTGTGCCTGCAGGTCCTTTGCGAGCATCTTCATAGGATTGGAAAGCGTTTTCTTGCCCTGTATCACGGGGCGCATGGTGCTGTCGCCAAAGCTTCTTTTCATTTCATTCACCCACAGCTCGGCACTCCACGAATCATATCCCACAAGGTTCAGATAAATGTCATATTCGCTCTGGACTTCGAGAAACCATTCCCTGACGGCATCGGGATTTATTCTGTTGCCGGGGCAGGTCCTGACCCAGCCTTTATCTATCCAGATGTCATATCTTACCTTGTCCTCGTTTATATGCCTCTCGACCAGATCGGCAGGTATCCAGAACATCGGTATAACGTAAATGTCCGAACATTCAGGCAGCATGAATATCACACATGCCGCCGTCAGGTCATCGGTGCTTGAAAGGTCTGCGCCGCCAACTCCGTAGCGTGGTCTGAGCTCTGTCACGTCAAAAGTTGTCTCGTTATTGATATCGTCAAAGGACAGCCACGAGCCGCCCGACGTCTCCCTGATATTAAATTCCTTGCACAAAAGATTGCGCTGTAAATCGGGCGATTGCTGTGCCTTTCTGACCTTATCCCTGAGCTGCCTGATATTTTTTATCGTTCCCAGTCCCGGATTGGCTTTTGGCCAGCAGCGTTCATCTTCCCACTCCTCTCGGGCGTCAAGTTCGTAAATAAACGGAAGAAAATGGTCATCAACAATGCCTGCATCGGGATCATCGTATCCGATTATCACCTTTGCGGCATATTCATACTTGTTGTCGTAGATATCTTCACGGACAACGCCCGCCGTCGTGGTTATCAGTGTCATAGGCTGTTCTCGTGCCGTTGTGCCGTCTGCAATTATGTTATACAGCGCCATGCCGTCACGCCACTGGTGTACCTCGTCCATCAATGCCCCATTAACATTCAGACCGTCGAGGGTGTCGGTGTCAGATGCCAGCGGTTTAAACACGCTTTCATTGACAGCGCAGTCCATTTCCCCTACAAGGGGCTTTATCAGTTTGCGAAGCTCCGGCGACTTATTTACCATTCGCTTAGCCTCTCCCCAGATTATCTTAGCCTGGTCCTTTTTGGTAGCCACAGCATAGACCTCTGCGCCCGGCTCGCCGTCCCCGACCTGCAAGTAAAGACCCACTATCGAGCTTATCAGCGACTTGCCGTTTTTCTTAGCCACTATCAGGACAACCTCTCGATATCGCCGCCGCCCCTCATCATCAATAAATCCGAACATAGCTGCAAGCATAGCCTTTTCCCACAGCTCAAGTACAACCAGCTGTCCACCGAGCTTGCCCTTTGAGTGCCTGCAATAGTTTTCCGCAAACTCAAGTATATGATTAGCCCGTGAAGGGGAATAGTGATACATGGTACCGTCAGCACCTGTGCTCCCCGAGAGGTCTTCGGCTAACTTTTGGTAGATCCGCTGTACCTTCCTGGACACAGTAACTTTACCGTCCTTTATCTGGCTATAGTACTCCATAATGGGGCTGTAATCTTTAGGATACCTGACCAATCTGATAGCTCCTCTCTGTAGATTTTAGGTAGGGGGGTCTCAAAACTTCCCTGTGTGTTCTTTCCATCTCTGCAATCGGTCCCGAGGGAGCTTGCCCGTTTCTGTGGCAAGGGGGGGCATGGGCTGCCCGTCCTCGCCGATCATGTACCTCAGCCCCGCATCACCGAAGTGCTCTTTGTTGTGGCACTCCTGGCAAAGGTATTCCAGATTTGTGTGTGATAACGTGACCATCGGGTCTGTAATGTTTTCAGGTGTTATATGCTGCCTGTGATGTACTATGTAGCCATATCTTTTTCGGCAGCGCTGACATAATCCGCCGTCAATAGCACGCCTCTCCGCAATAAATGACTTCTTGCATTGCAGCCATTTGTCGGACTTATAAAATAACTTTGCATATTCCTTAGCCATTGCCTTTTCTTTCCTTCCTGTCCTTCCTGTAAATTGGCGGTTGAAATCCATAATGCTGATATGACCGATACAGTGTTGATACATCGACGTTAAATGACATAGCTACAGATACGATTGACTTGCCGCTCTTCTGTGCGTGCCACGCCTGTTCTGTCTGCTCACGGCTCAAACAGCCTTTGTACTCTGCCATCGGATCACTCCTTTTATTGTTTGTGTCTCCTTCTTTTGCATCCCTCAATAATAGCTTCCCAGCAATTCGGGATTATCGTAAATGTTGCCGATGACTTCTGCTGCAAATTCGTCTGTCTTACCCAGTGAAACACATCTCAAAATAGATGAATTTTCCCAATCCCAAGCGGTAGGATTTGGGGCGTTGACATAGCGCACACCAAAGCTTGAAATTTCATCAATCCAAACAATCACACCAATTCTTGTAGCAGAATATGCAGTGCCCTTAACGATATCCCCCTCGAAGATTTTCACGCCGTTCTTGTCGGTAAGACCTGTGTACTGTCCTATGGTTTCATAATCAACTTCAATGCCGCTTACGCCTAACGTATTAGTCATTTCAGCGGGTAAATCATACCTTTCATTATAAGGTTGGGTTAATAATCCATAGACCCAATCGCCGTTCTTATACGTTGTTCTGTAATATCCACTATCACGGTTTATGGCTTTTCCTCTGAACAAAATTTCACGTTCCATTGTTTTCACCTCCGTCCATCTTTGCCCCACAGTTCGGGCAGTATTTAGAGCCAGCATACACATATGGGCTGAACCGCTTGTCGATCGGCAGATTGTTATTAACACTATGGCACAAGCTACATTCCCATGCACCTAAACCCCAGTCATGCCCGTTTTGATTATATACCCAATGCCCATGCTTCACGGGTGCAACATCGGCGGCAGGAAGTTTGTATATAGCGCTACCAACAACATCAACAGCGCCGCTGTGAGAACCGAGTGTACCGCCGTGCGTACAGCCGTAATCATCAATTATTTTCATAACAGCTTCACGCTCTATGTATTCTTTTTCAGCCATTGTTATTCTCCTTTCCTTCTATAATATTTAAACCGTCAATCGCATACCCGCCAGACTTTCCCTCAAGTAGTACAACGATTGTTCCGCAACAATTCCACGGATTTGAACGTACTGTCCAAATTTTGCCTTTGCCTTTTTCGCTTACAAGATATTTATTATTCATAATAACCCTGTCGCCAATTTTAATATCAGCCATTGTCAGCCCTCCTGTCTCAAATCTCTGCCGCACATCGGGCAGTAGTTAATTGGCAATATTACAAAACTGGAATCATCGGTTGCAATGAAAACCTGTCCTTCGTCTTTTATCAATATAAACGGGTCGCTACCCGGCTTCATACGCTCACCTATATCCCGCACAGAAAAATCGCAGTGTGGACAAGGTTTTGTTTCGACATTCTTAACGTCGTCAAGCTCAATCATCTTCCTCACCGTCCTCCAGCATATCGGAAAAATCACCAGATGAATTATCCTCTGTCTCAGATGCCTCAGAGTTATCTTTAATCTGATCCTGGAAAATAAGACGTGTCAGCACGCCAATAAATTCTATGGGGTCAACATTGTCTCCAGACATCTGAGTGTAAAATGCCTTGAACGCATAAAACAGGTCTGTGAGTATCGGTGTTGCATTGCCGTCCTCAGGGATATCAATTTTCCCAGCCGCATTGAGTTCACGGTCCTCTTCGTTCCTAAAAGCGTCTGAAATCGCTGTTAAAAATATGATTTTGTTTGCCATTCTATCCATTTTATTTTCCTCCTGTTATTTTTTGTTATCAATTTTTTCCGAATCTCCCGCAGCCACGATACACGCAACTGCAACAATGGTTATAATACCGATTATCCAGCCTATAAGCAGACCTGCGAGAAACATCATTCCTCACCGCCTGCAATCCCGAGCAATGCTTCAAGCTTCATTTTCTGATTGCTGAGATTTATTCTACGTTCCATAGCCTTCATTGAATCATCCTCAGCATTGCGGATATCATGAGTGCAAATTTTTATTGCGCCTTTTATGGCTTTGACAACAGTTTCATTGCGTTTAACCGCATCAATAGCAGCCTGCAGCGATTCTGCGTCCTGGTGGAATATTTTATCATCGCCGTCATCGGTAAAATGACCCTCTGCTTCTTTTTTTAAATCCTCAAGATGACTTATGATTTGATTTTCATTCATTTTTGCATATCCTCCTAATTTCAATTTAAATGCCATTTTTAGGCACTTTGTGTTCTGATGTGAATTTACCCTACCCACATATGTAAAGCCTCATACAGCTCATTTCTGTGGGCTTGTCGTTGACGCTGCCGCTTTTTCATCAATGCCTAATCGCCTTAATATTGTTTTTTCTGACACATCTTCTCCCCGCATCAGACTGATAGCCCTTAATGCAATCCTCAGTGTATCTTCAATGCTATACACCGATTTATTCATTTCGGATATCAGCGCTTCGGAGAACTTGACATTCTCGGCATATTTCTGGTTAAATTCAGTGTATCTGCCAACAGCCTGCATGTTTTCTTCGTATTCTTTGCGGAGAAGCTTACCGATGCTCTGGCACTCTTCTTTTGTCTTGTAACCGCCCTTGTACTGCATTATAAGCTCTCTGTACTGGTCAAGGAATTTATACGCCACAGGCTCGACTTTGCTAATATCTGTGCCTACAGGATTGGAATTTATAGAAATCTGCCAGCCTCTTATCTCGTCATCCGTCATATGAACAACATCTCCTTTTCCTCGGTATTTTTGTTAAATGCCGAATACTCAAAAACATTTTTACCGTATTCAACAATGCGTTTACTCTTTTTCCCGTAGCTAAGCTTTATGGGATTATCGGATCCAACGCATACTCCAGTCAGTCGGTTTTTAGTGATGATCAAATCGGAATTATAAGCATCATCGCCCGAATTTTCTTTGCGCCTGTATGCCATAACTACGTCAACCGCATTTGTTATATCTCCGGAACCGCTAACCATATCGTTTGAAAATTCATCGCCCTTTTTGGGGTGTGCTACGAGAATAATCACGATGTTATATTTTCTCGCCATTTTCGACAGTCTTTTGACAAACGCCGATTGCGCCTGATATATCTCGCTGGTGGAACTGCTGTCTGCGTCCATAGCAATCATCAGATTATCAATGCAGACCAGTTTGATATCATACAGCAGTATCTGACGTTCAATTTCTGCAATCAGACTGTCAAATTCATCATTTACCGCCTGATTATCAAAAATATAACACTTGTCGTAATACCAGCTGTTTATCTGCTGCTGTGTTTCGTCAGTCAGCGAATAATGCTCAAAGCCGTCTGCATCAGTACTGGTAACTATGCGATTTCCGCCTGCTATCTGCAGGTCAAGCCAGTGCTTAAACATATAATTCGGCAGCTCGCCGGAATAAACGTATGTGATTATACCCTGCTCCAAAGCATTTGCTATCAGTTGTGACATGAATGTTGACTTGCCTTCGCCACGTTTACCCGACAGCAATATCACCTGACCGTAAAACAATCCGCCAATAACTTTGTCAATGGTTGGAAGCATTGTCTTGATTTTCGGCATTGTTGCCGTGTCGATGCTCTGGACTTCTGCCAGCCTATGAGAAAAATGTGTTGTCGCAGGCTCAGCGTTTTCAACAGCCGCTATAACAGCTTGTCTGCCGTATTTTCGGAATATGTCGTTTGCATCCTTTTCACCCAGATAATATTTGGGCTGCACTTTGTAAATGCCGTCCGTGACTTTTATGCGCTTCTTGATCTCGTCAATCAGCGTCATCTTGCCGTGTTCAAAATCCCCGAAAACAATTATTTTGGTAAAATTATCTTCCAGCCAGTCAATACAGTGCTGCACCCATGTAAACCCATTGCATCCGGTTGGAACGGATAGCGCATTTGGAATACCGCATTCCGCAAGGGTCAGGCTGTCAATTTGTCCCTCGGTGATAACTGCTGTCTTAATGGCTGTATCACACTGGTATATGCCGAACAAAATAGGCTTGCAGTCTTTTTCGCACCATTCCTTGTTTTTATCAACGCCCTTAACAAACTTGCTGTTGCGATATTTTACGAATTGCAGCACGTTGTTTTCATCATAAAACGGGAATACCACAACATCGGGATTTTTGGTCTGCGCCGTTATGTAATACCTTCGGCATATTTCCTTTGATATTCCACGGCTTGCCATGTATTCCACAGCAGTGTCACGTATAATACGCTCTTCGGGCTTGACCTGCGTTAAGGCTTTATAAACCTTGCGCTCTCCAAAATCCAGCTCATATTCAAAATCACGGCACAGCTCTACAAAATGCCCTTGCTTGCCGCAGGAAGCTCTCAAGCACTTGAATGCACCCGATATGGCGTTTACCGAAAAGGTGTGTTTATCTCCTGAGCTTCCGCCATTGCAATAGGGGCAGCGCTTAAACTCTATCTCATCTCCTTTGGTTCTGGTCTCGTACCCATGTGCCGCAGCAAAGTCATACACATCTGAAACTTTGTATTCATATCCCATCAGAAGTCACCTCCGGGAGGAAAAATCCGAACGTCATTTTCTTGCTGAGCGTCAGCGGATATATATTCTTCCTTCTTATTCTTCTTATCTTTCTTATTTTGTTGTCGGTTGCTTGTCGGCTGCTTGTCAGGTTGCTTGTCGGTGTTTGAGCGTTTACCCTGCGTTTTGCTTGTCGCTTCTTGAAATTTATCGTAATTATTCAGCGTAAATACGGTGAATTTTGGGTATGCCGACCTTGTCACTTCGCCTGTCGTTTCTAAGTGATTTATAGCCGTTCTTGCTTGTCGAATTGTCAGCCCTGTGCGTTTTGCGATTTTTGAATAGCTTGAAACAAGACTGCCACGTGGAATATCTATTCCGTGCCATAATACTTGGTCGATATTTGCAGACAGAATGAGATATACATATACCACCAGAGTTGGCGGATCGTCGTACCATTCCCATGTCAGCATTGAACGCCAAAGCTTGATGTATCCATTGTCAAGGCTCACCCGAAATCACCCCTTTCAAGCCGCTCTTTAAGTTCACGGTATAAAATATCGTGTATTACCTTAGGAGCGGTCTCCTCTTTGCAGAATATTACACGGCAGTCATATCTTGTCATCCAAGCAAACAAGGAAGCTGTAAACGCATTTGGAGAGAGCATAGAACGGTATTTGTGATTATATAAATTTTCATAGCTTGCATTCTCTACAAGCATATATATACGCATGCCGATTTCCTTGGCTCTCTCAAATTCTCTGACAAATCTCTTGCGTTCCGTACCAAAGCACATAGCAAGTTCATCAAGGCTCATTTTGCGCTCTACAGCCGCTGTATTGCTCAGCGTTATCTCCATGCCGTCTATATCTGAGGCTATAGAATAATCGCCGCTGAACAGTTTCTCACGTTTGTGCGGCAGCCCTATTAGCTCAAGCCTCCTGTGCAGTGCAGGTGTGTCTTGCTCACGGGTATCTACAAGCAAGACAGCCTTTTCCAGCACTGTTTTTATATCCACAGGGTTCATGATCAGAATGGAAGTTCAGACGATGCCACTTCTGTAAAATCCGACAGATCAGGGGCAGATGATGCCGATGCCTGAGGTACAGACTTGCTGCCATTAAGCGGCTTAGGCTCGGGTATCTTGACATTGCCTGACTTTGCATCAGCTACAGAGACAAATTTAAAAGGAGCTGTCCTCCAGCCGTGCCTGTTGTTGTAATCCCATTCTTCAGAACGGAAAACTATGCCCACTGTCTTGCCCTTGAGCTGCGCTTCGTTCCAGTCCCAATGATATCCGCTGTTACTTTCTTCAATGGCAAGGATATTGGTCTTAAACGACCTCTTCGCCCAGCTGTCAGCCTCAGAGCCGTCATCAGAAGGAATATTCATGCGCAGAATGCCCTTCCACTTCTTGTCCTCACCGCTCTGAGATCTGTAATCGGCAGCATAGAAATCCTTGCGATCGCCCTCGATAATATCAAAGCTGATTTCCAGCTTGTGCCATTCGCCTTTAGAAGATGTATATACCTTTTCCTCAGCCTTGAGAATACGGCAGATATATACACCTACCGGAAGCTGCTCTCTTGCTGAAATGGTCTGTGTGGTTTCGTAGTTGTTAAATGGTCTCATAGTTTGATTTCTCCTTTAGTTTTCGTATTCTTCCAGTGCCTTGATGACCGTTGTAATGTCATTCGGTATGGTATCCTCTTCAAACAGTCCCATAGGGGATTTGGCGGTGCTGTGATTGCTGTGGGTCTCGAAAACATACTCGCCATTATTGCACTTAGCCAGCAGAACTGTTGTGAGCTTGCTTTCAAGGACGATTTTTTCAAGCTTTTTGCCATTGGTCTTGATATGAGTAAACTCAAAGCCGCTTTCGTCACGTTCTGTCTGCGTGTGAGCTATAAACAATATGGTCAGGTCGTCCCTCAGAGGATAAGCCATATCGACCATTTCCCATATGCTTCCGGCAAGATCAGCCCATTTATCATAACCTTTTTCCTTGCGCCTGCGCTGTTCATCGCCGTTCATGATGTTGTTTATTGTGTCAACAACAATCGTCTTTACTTTGGGGCACTTTTCGGCGATTGCCAGAATGTAAGCCGTTATTTTAGCAGGATCATCAATGCACAGGTAATTTTTATTCTCAGCGTTATACTGCTTCCTCCAGCCCTTCCATGACAACCCTTTGCGGTCAGCATCAATGTAATATGTAGTATTTGGGTCAAGATTACGGCAGCTTGTGGTCTTTCCGCTGCCGCTTTCCCCCATAATGCAAATTACCTTAGCCATTATCATCACCTCCACTCAAACTTTCCCAGAACGGGCATTCCTGCCCGATGTACTTTGACGGATACGCAGGAACAGCTTTGTTGAGCTGGCATATGCGGCTTGAATGGCTGTAATACGGGCACTGGAAGCAGCACACATCGGCGTTGCCTCTGTTATCTATCGGGAACGCTACAGATATCGTAGCGGTGCAGTTCACGTATCCGCTTACGCCGCTTGAAAAATCAGCCATCGTCCTCTTCCTCCTCTTCGGTGTTATCGTCCTCAGCGCCGTCATGCTCCGCATCGCTCAGATATCTGTCCTCGCAGCGCTGAAAAGCACGGCTGTTGCACAAAAAATCAGAAATTTCCATCTGTGATGTCCTCCGCCTTTTCTGCGGTGTCATGCTCGCCCGCAAAAGCAAGGATATCGTCCTTGTCAATGTAATTTTTGGCCTTTATGTAGCTGATGATAGCGTCATATTTTGCCGCTTTTTCTACAAGCGGTATAAGGTCATAAAGTTCTATTTTCATGGTTGTTCCTCCATATCAAAAAGTGAAATTTGTTCGTTGCTTTCGGGGATATCCTCCCATTTTACGCCTATGTAATCAAGGACACGTCCCCAGCCGTATTCTGTGCCGTCCTCGTCTTTGCAAACATGGTACATCCAATATTCCCAAGCTTTGGGATTGGCTTCCCTCAGACGGTCAAATCTATGCGGACGGGCTTCCATATGTATTCCGAAACCGCATATATCACAGCCTGTCCTTTGTGCCTTGGTCGTGTACAGGGTGCCGTCTCCTTTGCGCTCAATGGTGCCGTATATCTCGGGAACGGGGACGTGCAAATCTAACGCCAGCTGCAAAATATCCTGCCTGTTGAATATGGCAAACGGAGCAGAACGGACCGTATCTTTGCCATAATAATTACAGCCGTGCATTTTTAATGCCTTTTCACGTCTGCCGCCCTCGGAAGCCATCAGTCCAAGATATGGATAGCTATTGTGTTCCTTTGCCCAGTCGTCACATGGCTTCTCCTTCAACCAGTAGCAGCACTGGGAGCTCACGTTGAATGGTGGTATCATGTAATTTACGCCCTCATTCTCGTTTTCATAGCCACCGAATAGATATAACCACTTTTTAGGCAGCTTCATGCGGCTGTTTTTCTGCCAGCCGCCATATGCACCCGTTTCACCTGTGATTATAGCATGACGGATAGTAGCATTTTTCTCAGTTGGGTGTTGCAAATGCTCTATCTTTGCCGCCTTTTCCTTGCTAATAACGGGAAATCCATATTCTTGGAGAATTCTGTGCTTGGTCATAGGCTTTCCGTCTTTATCTCTTGAAGTTTTCAGTGATATTACTCCAAGCTGCCGATGTATGTGCTGAATGCTCGGGTCTTCAATACCTGATACCGATATAGCAGGAACGTCAATCCCGATGCTGCGGAGAAATAGCAGCAGCGTTATGCTGTCAAGTCCGCCAACCGATACATGACAATTTGCGTAATACTCGCCAACAGGAGATGTTATGGTGTTGTAAAAATCCTTAGCCATCTTTGCAGCGTGTGAGACCTTAGCCTCATAGGGAAGCTGCTGGAGCTGTAAAAAGCGCTGAATGTTCTCGTCAGTATGTTCACGCTCTTTGCGCTCAAGAACATTTTCTTTATATTTTTTTGCACCGCTTCTTGGGAGAATTTCTTCATCCTCAATAAAGCTTAACTGATCCACTTGACAAATCCTCCTAAATGCCTTATTCCTTATTCAGGTCAAGAAAGACCTCAATCTCTTCAACCTGTCTTGTCCAGTCATCAATGACGGACTGTTCAGCGGCAATCTGCTCCTTGAGGTTTGCAATTCGTTCCCAGCATGCTTCCTTTACCGACTGCGGAATAGCAGGCGTGTTCTTGACATTTTCCTCGGAAGGTGTTACAATATCAGCAGGAATGTTAGGTATATTTTCCTGCTCAGAGCCTGATTCGGTTGCCGCCGTTTCAGGCTCTTCTTTTATCCTGTCAGCCATATACGCTCCCATGTCGGTATCACCTGTGACCTCATAGCATGGGGTATCATTGCCGTAAGCTCGTTCGAGCTCTTCATCGGTGATAGGTGCAAATGCTGCATCTCCGTGCTCGTTGTAGTCACGCACAATGCTGTACACAGTGCTCTTGACCGTATCATGCTTTTTGGCTATCTGCGCCATAGTAGCGCCCGAACGATATTCTGTAACGATGCTGCGCTTTTCCTCAGCATCAAATCTGCTTTTCCTTGCCATTTCATTATCCTCCTTGTTATCCGTGGGAATGTCCCACCCTTTTTCACGAATAGATGTTATCAGATTAACGACCGTATCGGGCATTACATCGTGGCTATTGTATTTCAGATCTGTCACATCTCCGAGAGCAAGGTGAAGCTTCTTAGCAATTTCTCTCGGGGTTTTGCCCTCTTTCAGCATCTGATAAACCATCTTCTCATTCGCCGACAGCGACCGCACCGCAGGCGCATCAATAGCTATCCGCATATCATCACCTCTGTATGGGGCAAAGGTCAAACTCTACCCTGTCCGGAATGCGTCCTGTAAGCGTCATTGCAATCGCATTGGCAGTAGGTTCAAGCCCCTCAGTGCTGTACGCCTGTGTGCGGAATTTGATGACCTTGTTGCCAAAAAAGCACTTGGCTATGTACATCTTCATTTGGCATCTGCCTCCTTCTGAATTTTTGTCCCCTGTTCCATCGCTCTGATGAGCCTTGCGATAGTGTCGGCAAGGGCATCAGCAGAAGGCTCCTGCTTGATGTTTACGGGTCTTGTGTTTGCTGTCTGCTTAGTCATATTATCACCTTATAGCCTTTCTTTGTCTTAGCGAAGATGTTGACCTGACATTCACCGTCAGTATCTTCTGCACGTTCCTTTGCCGCAGCTCTGGCTTCGTCAAACGTATCATACGTTCCGATGATGTCCTCAAATCCGTCAAATGTGTCGATTACTTTGTACACAGGTTCTCCTCCTCTTCAATAATTTCCATATGGTCATAAGCAAATTTGATCATATCGTAAGTGGTCTGAGCCTTGGTGTGATTGGTGATGCTCATTACTTTACACCTGCCTTTTCCTTAGCCGCTTCGAGCAGCTTCTTGTCGATGATACGCTTGAGACATTTTGCCATAATCTCAGGGCTTGGCTCGTTCACGAGTATGATCCTGCGTCCGCTTTCGGACATCATTTCTCTGGTGGGATAGTTCTTGTCCATGATTTTCTCCTTTCTGTCCTGATTTCGGGACAGATAATGTGCTATACTGAAAATAGACATCATCTCTCTATTCCCAGCACCTGGGCGATGCAGTTTGCCATGCGCTCACTTTCACGTGCGCCGCACATAAACGCCTCGATTGTTCCTACAGTGTAACCTGTGGCCTTTGAGAGGTCGGCATATTTCCACCCTCTGATGGAAAGCTGCTTTTTTACTTCTGCGATAAAAAGCTTGTAAATAATTATCACCTCGTTGCAAAAATGTAAATATTAAATTATTTTGTTTGGAAAGCTTGACAAAAGTCAGTAAAAGATGTACTATATAAGCATAAAGGACTTAATAGTATGTACTCTTGCTTATGAGAATTGCCGTTCTCATAGGTTCAGTTTCTTATTGACTATGTGTTGTGTTTTCCTTACAAAAAACATTATAGTACATAAATTACTTACTGTCAATAGAAAAGTACAAATATTTACCCTTTTCTCATTAAGCAACAAAAAAGGAGTAAGAAAAATGTGTACTTTTGACAAAATATTAGAGGTTGCCAAGGCAAAGGGAATAACGCAGGTGCAACTTGCAAATCATCTTGGAGTCGGAAAGCAAGCCGTATCGGAGTGGAAAAAAGGTAGAAGTACCGCTTATATGAAGCGCATAGGGGAAATTGCAGAATTTCTTGGTGTATCTGTTGATTACCTTGTTGGTAATGAAGAACAGAACGACAACGAGAAGCTTTCTTTCGCTCTGTTTGGCACCGCCGATGTAGATGAAGAGGTTCTGAACGATGTCCGCAAATACGCCCAGATAGCCCGCAGAATGAGGGAAGAAGACAAGAAGAAAGAAGACTGATAAATGACAAGTTATGTTGAGCTCTGTGAGCTTGCAGAAGCCGATGATATTCTTATGATCGACGCTCCGCTTCAAAAGTGTCCTTCGATGGCTATCAATGACTGCGGAGACTGCACAGTAATAATAGATCACGATCAGATTGCAGGCGTTACAGATCTTCTGACTGTTCTTGCTCATGAACTTGGTCACTGCGAGACCATGTCGTTTTATACCGAACACAGCCTTGAACTTCGGGAACGTATGGAATATCGAGCCAATAAATGGGCAATAAAAAAACTCGCCCCGAAGGACGAGATGGTTACAGCAATGAAAGACGGAAATACAGAGATATGGCAGCTTGCTGAATATTTCGGCATTACCGAGGATATGGTTAAGTTTGCTATGTGGGTGTATTTTGATAAGCAGATTGATTAAAGGACGTGACATTATGTTCAAAAAGTGCTACAGATGCGGTAAATATTTTTTGTTTTTTCAAATAAATGAATATGGCAGATGTAAGCAGTGCGAAGAAGCTGCACAAGATGAAAAATGGAGAAGTGAAATCAAAGAGCAGAAAGCTCTGAAAGATAAGCGCCTCGATACAAATGCCGAGTTGAAGTGCTCCACACCTGTCACGCCTGCGAGTAATGTTCAATCTTCTCCGGAAAAGAGAGGTCTTGTTCTGACATATGAGGATTTTGTTGAAGATGATGAAATCTCCAAAATAAAAGAAAGATTTATAGCATTTGATGTTGAGACTACAGGACTAAGCTCCGCCTTTGACAGAATTGTAGAAATAGGAGCGGTTGTTTTTGAAAACGGTGTCCCTGTTAAGTCATTCAGTACGCTTGTCAATCCTAATGTTTTGATACCGCAATCCGCAACGGCAATAAACCATATAACCAACGAAATGATAAGCACTGCTCCGCCTGAAAAGAGAGCTTTTTCGGATTTGATTAGTTTCTGGGGCGATGTTTTGGATACAAGAACCATTTTGTGTGCCCATAATGCAAGATTTGATATGGACTTTTTATCGGAAACTCTTATGCGGTTAGGCTATGACGGAAAAATAAAATATATAGACACTCTTAGGCTATCTAAAAATATGATTTATGGGGTAGAAAACCATAAGCAACAAACATTGGCTAATTATTTTGGAATAGTAAATAGCCATGAACACCGAGCTGCTTCAGATGCAAAGGTTTGCGGTGAGATACTGCTGAAACTGATCGATATGAAAAATGAAGAGGCAGAACGCAAAGAGCGGGAAATCAACAACGTTAAAGAGCGTATCAGGCTCTTGCAAAACGAGTATCAGAATATGCAGGCTCAGCTGACCATAAATCCTATAAATTCAAGAGTTCCATTACAGGATATCAAAGACCTGAATAATCAGAGCAAAGGTTTCGATAAAGGCATTGCATATTGGGAGCAGGGGGAGAGCCTGCGAAAAGCCGAGAGCATAGAGGCAGCAATCAAGCTGTTTGATGAGGCAAGATATAACGGCTACTGTGCTCCTGCACTTTACGAATCATATGCAATGGCGTATCACAAAATAAAGGACCTGGATAACGAGATCGATATACTGAACGAGGGTATAGAACGGCTTGATGATAGCATTTACGTCTGTGAAAAATTGATGATACGAAGGAATAAAGCCGTCCATATGCTGATAAAAAAACTGGAGCAGCAGCGGGAACGTCAATTCAAAGAGATGAAAAGGCAGGAAAAGGAAGCTCAAAAAGAGCAGGCAGCCAACAAGCCTAAAAAGGTTCAGGGACGAGCTATTTTGAAGCTATCCGATGACATGGAACTGATAGAGCGGTATGAAACAGTTGCCTCTGCTGCACAGGAAAATGGGATAAGTCCTAAAAATATCAGAGATGCAGCCAACGGTGTTTATAAGCACGCTGGAGGCTTTGTGTGGAGATATGCAGATGAAAGCAATTCGGAATATCACGGCAATGAATAATGAATGGTTATCTAACAGGAGGTATGTAAGATGTCAAAAAAATGCTTTTTAATTTGTCCAATCGGAGAAGCAGGCAGCGAAATAAGAAGAATTTCGGATATTGTGCTTAAATATATCGTTACACCAGCATGCCAAGAATTTGATTATGATGTTATCAGATCTGATACAGAATTCACTGTAAACAGCATAAACGAAGATATTTTTAATCATCTTGATAACGATGAACTTGCTATTGCCGATCTTACTGGGCTCAATCCTAATGTCTTTTATGAAGCAGGATACAGAAAATCCAAGGGGCTCCCATTGATACATATAGCACGAGAGGGTACAGCACTTCCTTTCGATATAAAAACAATCAGAACTTATTTTTATGACATTGATATAGATAAGGTTAACAGTGCTAAAAATACTTTGATAAAGGTCATTGGTAATATTCAGCCTGACAATAGAAAAATAGTACAAAAAACGCCTCAAAGCGCTACCGTTCAGAATGAAGGGATCACCAAAGATGCCAAAAAGTTATTGAAAGCGTTATACAAAGAGTATGAGAATAAAAAGTCTCATGGCTTAAGCAGAAGCGAAGCGGCTGCATTTAACGATATAAGAGAAATATGCAGGCTTTCCGACATGTGCGTTGATGATATAAAAGAACTTTACGGAGAACTTGCTGCTATTGGATACCTTGAGTATGAAAGTTCAGACATGTTTGAAATGGTCATTAGCAATCTTACAGGCAAGGGCATAAAATACGGAGAAGAAAACTTTGACGAGCCGTCTTACATCATGCTGCTTAAGGAAATTGTTGATAAATATACTTCTCGAAAAGGTCCTATTCATTCTGACAGTTTAGCCGGATATCCGATTAGTGATTTTTCTATCTTAAAATCAGAAGGCTTAATTATAGAAACATCAAAATATTTAAAAGGCGGCAAATTTGCAGTCAAGCCAACAGATAGGGGTATAGCAATGATAGCATCAATGAATTAAAATAAAAAATTCCCCGCTCGATGTTGGCGCATCGAACGGGGAGAGGGATATGTATAAAATACACACCACAGTAACTGTATTTTATCATATCCTGACGAAAAAATCAATAGGAGTGATAACAAATATATGAAAACCGCCGTAATATACGCCCGGTATTCGTCCGACAAGCAGACGGAGCAGTCCATCGAGGGACAGCTTTACGACTGCTACAACTATGCCAAAGCCAACAATATCACGGTAATTGGTGAGTACATCGACCGAGCTATGACGGGCAGAAATGATGATCGTCCCGACTTCCAACGCATGATAAGTGACAGCACAAAGCATACCTTTGAGCTTGTGCTTGTGTGGAAGCTTGACCGCTTCGCCCGCTCCACCGAGGACGCTGCCTACAACCGAGGAAAGCTCAAGCGTAACGGTGTGCGCCTGCTCTCAATCAAAGAAGACTTCGGAGACAGCTCCGCAGGCGACCTGATGATGCACGTCATGGAGAGCTTCAACGAATTTTACAGTGCCGACCTTCGGGAAAAGACCGTCAGAGGAATGCACCAGAGCGCACTTAAATGTCAGAGCACAGGCGGACAAATTCCTATCGGCTATAAGATAGAGGGCAAGAAGTATGTGATAGATGAATCTGCAAGATTTATTCCCGAAACAGTTTTCAGAATGTATGCAGAGGGAAAGAGACTGGCAGAAATAGCCCGATATCTGAATGAAAAGGGCTATCGGACCCGCATGGGCAGGAAATTTACCACGGGAAGCTTTTACACAATGCTCAGCAACGAAAAATACATAGGCGTGTATAAATACGGAGATGTCCGTATTGAAGGAGGATATGAAGCTATGATTGACCCTGTTTTATTTGAGGCAGTTCAGAAGAAGCTTGTAGAAAACAAGAAGCGTGCGCCGAAGATTTCCGAGCGTGAGAATTTTTATCTCACAGGCAAGCTGTTTTGCGGTCATTGCGGCGAACCGATGAACGGCATGAGCGGCAACAGCACCAAAGGAAAGCATTTATATTACCGCTGCAACGGAGTGCGCAAGCATACAGGCTGTGATAAGTGCACCGAGCGGAAGGAAGAAATTGAAAATGAGATCATCGGAGCAATTCAGAGAGCCTTTGCCAATGCTGACCCCGAAGAGCTCACAAGAAAAGTGATTGAGAATTATGAAAAGAACTCTCGTCCTGCCGATCAGGTGAAGGTAATGAAAGCCGAGCTGCAGAAAATTACAAATAAGGTTGATAACGTTGTCAATGCCATTGCCGAAATGGGCGGCAACGAAACATTATACACTCAGCTCCGACAGCTCACCGAGCAGAAGGAGCAGAAAGAGGCCGAGATCCGTATAGCAGAACACAAAGCCGATGATATGCCCACGGTTGAACTTGTAAAGAAAATACTTGACCTTATTCAGAACGCAGATACAATGACTGACGAGGGCAGGCAGCTGCTCATTGACGGAGCTGTCAGCCGCATATATGTGTACGATGACAGCCTGGATATCTATTTCAAGGGTGGCAAGAACACAGAAATCCCACTAAATCCCGCAAATAAAGATGATGTATCAGATAATTCGTTCGCCTGCTGCAAGGAATGGGGAGCCAAAACAAAAACATACAAACCGTTTCGATAATATGCGGCTGTATGGTAATCAAAAAGCGTCGGGAATAACTTCTCGACGCTTTTACTTTTCCCTAAGGCAAAACCGCACAAATTCTTGGAAAGCAGCAAAAAAAGGTATAATATAAGTATGAATAAACAACTAACATTCTCGCTTATAAGCGATGAACTGGCACAAGCCAGAACAAGCAAAAAAGAATTTCTTGAAAAGATAGAGCGGATAATACCATTTGACGAGTGGATAGGGATAATCAGACCGTGCTATTACAAAGGAGAGCGCGGAAACAAGCCCTACGACCTTGAGCTGATGCTTCGCATATTTCTTCTTCAGAACCTTTATGACCTTTCCGATATGAAAGTAATGAACGAGGTAATAGACAGCCGTGCATTTTCAGATTTCTGCGGAGTAGATTCATCCTATCAGGTTCCCGACGGGGATACTATCGGAAGAATCAGAAATATACTTGTTATGAAAAAGCTTTCAAAAAGCGGACAATATGCAGCAAAGAAAGCAGAACATAAAA